ATCCGCGACCACCAACTCCATGTCGGCATCCATGAGCAGCGCGAACTGGCAGAACGGCAAGCCGCCGCGACCGTTCGCTAGCTTCGCCGCAGCCCATGCTTCGTTGCGGGCTTGGGAGAAGTTCTTGAACTCTCCCTTCTCCACCAAACAGTGGACGCCCGCCGCAGCGCACGCTTTGTTGATCAGAGGGATAGTGTCATCGGTCGATCCGGTGTCGAGGATGACGACGGCCTTCACGTATGGGAGTGCAGACGCGAGGCAGCGTTCGATGCGTGCGCTTTCGTTGCGCACGATCATGTTCAGCATCAGAGAGGGCTTCATTGGGCATCCTGAGTTGGGGGTCAGGGTTATGAGAAAGTGGGAGGGCGCGTGCGCCCTTACCCGTTCGAGATAACTAGTCGTCCGATGCCGGTGTTTCCACCGGGGTTGTAGACCGCGCCCTTGATGAGCGGGTCGAAGCTCGGCGGTATCCACTTGATCGTCACAACAGGACCAGCAGGGCCGGTGAAGTTGCGCGGGCCAGTGACACCGCTCGGGCCGGTATTGCCAGTTGCGGAGTTCGCACCCGTCTTACCAGCGGTGCCGGTCTGCGATCCGGTAGGTCCGGTGTCGCCGGTCGGGCCGGTGGCATTCGCGTTCTGGCCTGCACCAGCGAGCGGACCAATGGGACCCGAGGGACCCTGATAGCCAGTCACGCCAGTCACGCCGGTACCGAAGAACGACGGACCCGTCGGGCCAGTTCGCGCAGGACCAGTCGGGCCGGTGAACGCCGCAGCGCCGCCGCCCGTCGGGCCAGTTCGCCCCGTTCCGCCGCGTGGGCCGGGGATGTTCTTCATGTTGATCAAGTCCACGCAGATTTTGAGGATCGCGGGGATTTCGTTGTCGTCGTAGGTGTCCTTCCCGACCGCAGGAGGATCGGGGACAATCGGGACACCTGCTACGCTTGTGCCTACTGCAGCCATGGTCGCCCCCTATTAGCCAGCCGAGACAGTGAGGACGCCCGAGTTGCTCCACACCTGCCCGCTGACGTGCGGATCGGAAGTCGGCGGCACGATTACCGTGGCGGTAGTCCCGGTCGGGCCAGTGGCACCTACCGCTCCTGTCGCTCCGGTCGCGCCGGTCGGGCCAGTGATACCTGCGCCGGTCGGTCCAGTCGGGCCGGTTGCGCCGTTGGCGGGGCCAGTGGCACCCACAGCGCCTGCGGGACCAGTCGCACCTTGACCCGTCGGGCCGGTGTTGCCGGTGTTGCCGATAGCGCCCTGCGGGCCAGCCGGTCCTTGGAAGCCAGTGACAGGTCCGGTCGGGCCAGTCGCGCCAGCAGCGCCGGTATTACCCGTCGCGCCAGTGGATGATCCCGTCGGGCCAGTCGCGCCAGTGATACCCGTGGGTCCACCGACGGAGCCTGCGTTGATGATGTCCACGACCTGCTTCAGCACGTTGCCGATCATGTTGCGGTCGTAGTTCTTGGAACTGAGAATGGTCATCTCGATTACCCCGTTGCAGGCTTTGCCTGTCCCCTCTTTACTGTTGAAGTATTACCAATTCGTTCACGCTGGCCCCGTGTAGCCCTCGATGATTACGGTCTTGTAGGTGCCGGTCGGAGCCGAAGCGCCGATGGCGTAGACAGTCTCGTAGCGTCCACCAGTCGGACCCGTGGCCATGCCAGTGCCCATCTGCTGCGGATTGATTTGCGCCCACTTCGGAAAGAGCCCGCTCGGGCCGGTGACGTTGGCGACGATGCGGACGCCCTGCATGGTGCCGGTCGGCCCCGTCGCAGCGGCGAGTACGCGCACACGTTTCTGGGTGTTGATGGTCACTGGGTGCCCCCTGTGACCTTGCCACCCGGCGCGGGCTGGCCGTGACCCATGAGGTGCGTCTGCGGCCCCATGCTGTTGGATAGCGCGGAGGGTTTCGCCCCCTGCGCGGAGGCCGCGCGTGCGTCTTGCCCGCCACCTTCACCGCCACCCAAGTCCATGCCGGGGTTGTTCGTGGTCGAGATGCCGCTAGGCGTGCCGAGATGGACCGGAGGCCCTTCAGGCAGCTGCGCGCGTGCGGCGAGCGCACCCGAGGTTAGCTCGGTCGAGATGCGCTTGACGCCAGCCTCGACGCCCTTGTCGACGGCCTGCTTGATCATGGCGTCGATGTTGCCGCCTTGAGCCTGCTTCTTCTCTTCCGCCGTCATCTTCTCGATCTGATCCTCGGTCGGGACGATCTCTTCTCCCGGCATGCCGATGGTGGTGGATACGGAGCGCAGCACGACGCTGCGGCCCTTGAGCCCCATGATGTGCATGTCGGTCGGGTTGTTCGTCGCCGTCAGGAACTCGATCTGACGCTGGCGCAGGGTCTCGCGCTGGATCGCGACGTTGACGCCCTGAACAGTCAGGCGCTCCTCGCCGGTCAACAGGCCAGACGTGTCGGTGAGCAGGATCAAGTCCTGCAGCTGCATCATCGAGCCCTCGATGATGTCGCGGTCGATGTTAGCCGAAACCGTCTGCAGAATTTTCGAGGCATTGCCCATCAGCATGGCGAGGCCGGAGGCAGTTCGACCTGCTCCGCCACTGCTGCTGCCCCCGACATACTTCGGGATGGCTGATACGTCGTCCGCAATCTCGACAAACTTGCTGTAGCACTCGATCAGCGACTGGGCGTTCGACGCGGGCATGAAGAAGCTGATCGGCTGCTTCCCCGATCCCGTCATCGGGTCGCCCCGCGTGTGCCATCTTTTCCATGGGTACATGTCCTCGCCGTTCTCTTCCGGGGCCAGCATGTCGTCGTTGATGACGACTTGGGGACCGGACGAGATTGAGATGTTGTTGATAAGCGAGCGCAGGGTTGCGTTCGCGCTCTCCTGAAGATCGGCCAGCAGATCGGACAGACCGTTGCCGACAGGCGTACCGGGGACCTTCTCGAACGAAGTGATGAAGTAGGGGTGGCGCTGGCGCGGCGACGGCGACAGATGCGCCTTGATGACGTGCGAGCCGACGACCCAGACCTGAACGTGGTAGTCGCGCAGTTCGTCCTGCACCACCATGCCGTAATCCTGCAGGATGCGACCTTGGACGTTGCCGTTGAACTCCATCATGGAGATCATGCCGCTGCGGTTCCACGCGGGGTTCTCCCGGTTCTCCAGCACGCTGCGTTCGGCGTCGGTCGTGTCCCAGTTGTCGTAAAGGCCGCCGCGCCCGTACTCGTCGAGCACCTTGCGGATTTCGTCGGTGTTGTAGCCGGGGAGGTCGAGCAGATCGTTCAGTTCGGCGCGGGTGACGCGCAGCTTCTCGATGACGTTGGCGTTCTCGATGTCCGAGACACCCGGTGTGAACCAGATGTCGAAGGGCGAGACGCGGTTCCAAGTCAGCTTCGGCTGCTGCTTGACCGTCGGCGCTCCGCCGTTCGGAGGCCAGACCACAGTCGGGATGACCTTGACGACCGGCCCCTTGATGCAAGCGAACGGGAAGATCGGCAGATCGACGAGGAACTCCGCGAGCGCGTGGTAGTAGCCACCCTCGTTCAACAGGTCCTGAATTTTATCCGAAGAAATACGGGCCTGCTCGGCGGCCTTCTTCTTCGCCTGCTCCGTCGCCTGCTCGATCAGGTGCTCACGGCGGTCGTGGACATCCTGCGCATCGGGCGGCGTGCCCAGCTTCTGCGCGACGTCCTGCGCCTCGGCGGTGGTGAGTTGGTCGATCTTCTGGAGGATGTCCTGCGGCACGTCCGGGTTCTTCGGCGGCTGGAGCGCCCACGGGACGTCCTGCCCGAGGTAGATGTCCCGCAGCAGAGACGACGCGGCGCGGCACTTCTGGGCGATCAGGCGCGAGTAGACAGTGGAACCGCCCCACTTCGCGATCTCCACCAGCTTGGTCGGCTCGTACTGCCCGTTGAAGGCGCGGAGCGCCGAGAGCATGCGGTTCGACCAACCGGCGTTGGTGTTGCGGTGGTTGCGGAAGATTTCAAACTGGGCGCGGACGTAGCCCGCCAACTCCGGGTACTGCGGCTGCGCCTGCTGGGCCGCAGCGTTCGTCGCCTCAGCTTTCTGGGCCGCCGCGTCCTGAAGCTGCTGCTCCAGTTGTGCGGGCGGGGTGAACTGGATGACACCGTTTTGTCCGAGGGCGGCCATGAATACTCATCTCGCGAGATTGAGTTCACAGCCCTACGATGGTGGGTGCTAAAAAGTCCTTAATGGTTCCCGTCTGCGCCCAATTTGTTAACCCCGAACTGGCATTTAGGAGGTAAGAACAAGGAGCAAGCAAGATGGACCATGCGTCGGTAAATCAGTGGCTCGGCAACGTCTTCAGCGCCGGGGCGATCATCGCGAGTGTTATTGGCCTGATCCCTGTGATCGCGGCCTTCGTAGGCTTGATCTACTACCTGATCCAAATCTACGAGACGAAGACGGTCCAGCGTTGGGTACACGCGCGACGGTCCCGCAAGATCGCGCGCCTCAAGGCGAGGGTCATGATGATGGAAGCGCGGACGCTCGCGCCGTACCCTAATATAACTGACGACCATCAATAATATCGGTCTCGACGGCAGGGACGTAGTCCACCGGCTTCCACGGAAACCGTGCGGCAATCTGCTTGACGGTCAGGTCGACCCCCGGCAAGATGATGGTCTGTCCCGGTTTGACGCTCAGCAAGAATGCAACGGCGTCGTGAACCGATGCGTAGGTTCGAAGTTGTTCTCCGGTACCCCGGATCGTGATGCGCTCCAGCTTCCCGAACACGTCGATTGCACAATGCCCCTTGTATCCAAACAGGTTGCAGAACCGGACGATGGCGACGCCATAGAGGTGGGCGTAAGCCTCACCGGCACCTTTCGATATCGCGTAGGGTGTTGTTGGATAGTTCACCATCGACGACGAGGCGAACACGGCAGTCTCTCGGTAGTGACGGAACACTCTGATGGAGCCAAGCACGTTCGTCTCTGCGTCCCGTTCCGCGTCTTCGGATTGGGCGTCAGTCTGAGCGGCGAGATGGAATACCTTGTCGGCGTCGGGCAGTGGGCAGGTGCGAATGTCGTCACCGTTCTTGAGGTCGATCCCGACAACCTCCCACCCCTTATCGCGTAGCTTAGAGCACAAGTGGGTACCGACGAAGCCTTCCGATCCTGTAACGACTGCGCGTTTCATTAAGTCCATCCTGCTGCTGACACCGCTGTTCGCTTCTTCGTGCGAGGGCGTAGACGACGAGAAATCTCAGGAACAATACCGCCATGCACCACCAGAGCAACGTATTGCAGGTCGTCCGCGACATGGCTGAAGCCCTCCTTGTCCTGCTTCTCGGGCGTAGTCTTAAGCGCACCCGTCTTGAACTTCGTGAAGCGGTAGCCGCCGCCCATCGCTCGGCAGAGCATAGGAGCGCCAGCGCGCGAGATCATAAGCGCGGGGCCGCCGTTGACTTGCCGACCCAGCAGGGCTTCTACCGCTCGCAGCCGGGGCTCGATGTCGTTGGTCGGGGCAGGGAAGCATGGCAGGCCCATGCGCTGGAGCGCGTCGAAGCAACTCTCTTCGGAGACGTTCCCCTTGGCGATGCCCGACGGATCGCCCACGCAGCATACGCGATACCCCATGTACTTATGCGAGAACAGTATAGGCCGAAGGTTCTGCTCGACGTGCTTCTCCAAACCGACGTTGGTCCCCGGTACCTCCTGATGGACGATCAGTCGCCCCATATGGTCCATCTGACAGATCAGAGACCATGGGTTGCGTCCGAAGTCCTGCCCGATCAGAATTGGGTAGCCGGGTATAAGCATCGTGTCATCCACGACGTGGAAGTCACTCTTGAACGATGCCTTAAAGACCGCCGCACCCGAAGGGTCATCGCCGTATTCGGCCTTGACGTATCGCCTGACCCAGTCACTGTCCTCACCGTACTGCTCTACAAATCGTTCGTAGTAACGCCGTCCCTGCTTGATCCGCTCCGGGTGGTCAACCGGCAGCTTGATCGTCTGTTCGGTCTGCACGAGCCAATTAAGGTTCTCGGCCTCCGGACTGAGCCCGGACGGCT